TGGGGAAATCCTGACGTCGTTCCCGAACCGCCACTCCAGGAAGCGGACGCCCTGGGTCAGAGCCCAGGACTTCATGTTGCGATCTGGACCTTCCTTGACGGAATCCAGATACGACATGCGTTGTAACTTGGTGAAATGGGCCACATCAAAGTACAGCGACCGGTACATGTCGAGGACAGCGACCTCCAGTTCAAGGAACCTGGAGATCACTTCGAGATCATTCGTGGCCAGTAGGCTAGACTCCACGTACATTCTCTGTGTCCGGTCTTTGTAAAGCACCGTAGCAGCTTCGACAATTTCAGGGAACGCACCATCAAGAAGCTGATCCACAATCGGATCCGCCTCTCGAGTGCCCCTTGCCAAGAGCTTGCCACGGTAGTCTACAGATTTAGACATTGGAGGCGATCTGCTCAAGCTTGATGTAGCTCTCACCCAGATTGGTGTAAGAACTACGCAGGTTCGTGACCATGTTACTCAGTGCCTCTGGATCCATTGTGTCGGACAGTTTGTTTGAGTTAACGCGGGCCAGGAACAGTACACGACCGATACGGTCGACAGCTTGACCGATGTCCGGGAGATATTCGTTGATGGTACCGAACATGTCCGGGTCATTCAGCAGCTCAGAGATGATCGTCGCTTCAACGACAGACTTGTCACGGGTCTTCGCCGCGGCAGTCACACGATCAGCCATGCCCATTTGACGCTGACGGGCGTCACCGGAAATCTGCACTTGCGGAGTCAACTTCTGACCGTACTCGACGATCGGGGTTGGCTTCGAGCTTTCTGCCGCTTCTTTCGACATGTGCATCTCAACCTTGCGGTTCTCTTCGGCTGATTTCAGCAGCGATTCAGAATCGTTTGGTTGAAGTTTCAGTTCTTCCACCAGGATACGGGCAGCGTCACCGCGACCACCGACCATACGACCGTCAATGGCGAACTGGCCATTGTGGAAGGTCATGGTGTGGAATTCAGGCAGAACGGCCAGTGTGCGGTGCTCGTGACGAACAATCGCAGACGACAGTGAACGTTCCATACGAGAATCCAGGCTCGGAGTGTAACCCACGAAGGCTTTGCACGAGGCGTTCAGGTAGATGTTCAGACCTTTGTTTTCCGTCGGTTGGACGTGAATCAGGCCGTGCATCCCTTCTGAAATCACCAGGGTCGCCATGGTAGAGCCACCGGCACCTTGCAGAACGTAACCCTTCATGATGGTCACGCCGTTATCCAGCGTCGCCGGACCGGTTGAACGGAACACGAAGTAGCCGCTGCCGTCGAAGAACATCACTTCACGGTTGTCACCTTGCTCGACCAGAACGAAGGCGTCACTGGCTTTTGATTCCAGCAAGTTCTTCACGATGTTTTCGTACGGGCGTTCCTGCTGGTGAACAACGACGTTAGGGTCGATGAACGCAAAGGTACCATCCGGTTGGGCCACCAGAACGGCTTTGTGCTGCAGGCTCATCGAGCTCTGCGGCAGGATAGCGATTGGCAGTTCTGCACCACCGATGCCTTCTGCGGTGTACGCGTGACCCGGTTCACAAGCGGTCAGCTTGGTGAAGTGGGACGCACCGGCAGACTCGACAACCACACGGGTGTGATCATGCTCGCCTTCGATGTGGTAACCCTTGTTCAAGATGTTCTGAACCGCTTCGTTCGGCAGGCCATCCCCGTCGAAGAGCACACGGGCTTGCTTCTGCAGGGTGAATTCCAGACGCTCGTCGTTCAGCAGTGACTCGGTCAGTGCCGGCAGGTCCAGCATGGCGCCCAGGGCGTCATTCACTTCGGCAGACTTGGTGATCACGTCAGCCAGGTCCTTGCGGATTTCCGGTGCAGACAGCGCAATGATACCGCCTAAACGGCCGTCGCTTGCGTACATGAACTTACCGGTGCGTGGCGGTACGACCAGGTCTTTCAGATCTGGGTTGCTGATGACGCCCTGCGGGATGCGGGCAGACTGGCCAACGTTTGAGTTCTGGCTCGTCTTAATCTGCTCGATGGTCTTCTTGGTTAACGGGAAGAACGCCTTACGATCAGCCAAATAGATGGAGTCGATAGGGAACGTCACGCCGCCGCGAGAGATCACTGGGACGTAGAACAGGCTTCCACCGTTTCGCATGATGAAGACGCCGACTTCCACCCCGTCCGAATCTTGCAGTTCAGAGGTCATATCCTTGAACGCAATCACGTACTTGCTCAGGCCGGGAGAAGCAGCATTCAGCTTTTCCAGAGCCATTTGACTAAAATTCATAGTTCGGTTCTCCGTTAAATAAACACTATTTTAGCTAATCACTCGTATTTTAGCTATCGCTATTGGTCATCGCTTTGAGGATCTCACGGGTCAGTGAATCCTTGGTGTCCGAAGAGTTTTTCAGGTAGTCATCGATCCCCTGGCCACGCGAGAAGTGTCCAAAGAGTTTCGGCTTAGTCGCCGCGTACCGCATGACACGGACCTTACGTTCTTCTTCCGGAAGCATCGCGTGAGACTTATAACGGATGCCGCGACCGATAACTTGGTCAATCTTCTTGTTGTTGAAATGAGGCTCCATCCCTTGGAAGGAACGGGTGCCTTGCAAGTCAAGCCCTTCCGATCCTGCTGAGGATAACAGAATCGCTTTCACTTTACCCGCATTGTAATCTTTAATCGCTTGCTTACGTTCTGCCGGGGTCGTTTTACCGGTGAACATGACCGTTGGGATCTTCTTCGCGGTCATCTGACGGTACGCTTCATCCAGGCCGGACCCGAGATAGTTCGAATAGATAATCCCTTTGTGATTCGGGTTCTCCTTCATCATGCCTTCGAAGTCACTGACGATACGGTCAATCTTCGGGGCATTCGGGTGACGCGTGGTGTAGCCGGCATCGGTGTTACTGATCTGACGGATTGCCGTTGAGAACGAGTTCAGGTTCTGAGCCTCTTTCTTGTCCAGCGGCAGGTTCATTCGGATCTTAAGTCGCATCGGCAGCGGGATGGTACCCTCGGCGTACTGGTACGCACGGAGCTGCTGCGGGCTCATGTCGACGTGAACCATCTCATCCGTCCTGTCCGGGAAGTCACTCTTCAGGGATTCCATGGCGTTGAACCGGTCCATGTACTCCTTGCCGATCTTCCTCAGGACAGCATTATCCTTCACCGTCAACTTTTCACCCGGGGTCACCCCGAGCATCCGCATCAAGAGACCAGGCTTCACGATCTGCTTGTTGATGTACGCTTCGTCAAACTTAGTCGGGTCTTCCGGCATCACCGTCTTGCCGGCCGTGGTGTTGATCACTTTGGCAATGTCAGAACGCTGGTTGTAGATCGGCGTCCCCGTCAGGGTCAAGCGCTGCTTGGCAGAACGGGCAATGTCACGCACAGCGTCCGAGCGAAGCCCGGAGTTACGTACGCGGTGTGCTTCATCCATCACCACCAAGTGGTACTTGTTGTTCTTGTACTTCTCGGATTTGTTTGTGGCACCTTCATAGGAATCGATGTCGATACGTTTGCGGATTTCCGGATCGATACCGTGCTTGTCCATTTCTTTTTGCAGGTTGTCACGCAGCGGTGCCGGGACGACAAACAGCGACCGAGCATTCGGATTAGCTTTAAGGATGCTGCTGGCGGAATCCAAAGCCGTAAGAGTCTTCCCTGACCCTAACGAGTGATAAGCGAGGACAGACTTGCCCTCACCGATCTTTTTGGATACCCGCTCCTGATGTTCCTGGAGGTGATATGCCATTAGTATCTCCCGTTGCTGCCTTCACCGAATGCGCCACCGAGGATGTACGGAGCGATTGGGTCGGTGCTGGTGGCCGCGGACTCCATGCCCGTTGCTGCTGCTTCACTCAAGGTCTTACCGATCTGTTTGAACGCCAGACGGGAAATCCAGTTGGTGTCGTTCAGCTTGACCGTTTTGATCCCGGGAACCAGCGGATCGACAACCAGGCCGGAACGAGACGTGTGAACGTCAGTCACGCCATGCTTGTTCAGATACTGCAAGTGGTTCGCATCAAGCACAGTGCCTGGGGTTAATTCCAGGACCGGGCGTGCCAGTTGTTTACCGGCAGCACGCTCGATTGGGAGCAGCTCTTGGTCCTTCTGCAGTTCGTCCTGGATGTGGTTCACGGAAACGACCTGGCCCGGCATGTATCCGGTTTCACCTGCGTCACGCACTTTAACGTACTTGATCAGGTTCTTGGCGATCAGGTCGAAGTGACGTGGGTCCATGCCGCCGCCGTAAATCTCAGACAGCTTGTTGGACATGTAACGACGTCCTTCACCCAGGCCGCGGAGCGCCACGAGTTCACGTGGGTTCACGGTACCGGTAGACAGCGGCTGACCGATCTTCACTTTGTGACCTTCGCCGACGATCACGTCCTGTGAGTTCGGGATGAAGTATTCCTTGCCAGACACGTGCACTTTGGCATCACCAAGAGACGTGGTCTCAATGTGCGTCACTTCACCGTTGGTTTCAGAGATCGTTGCCTTATCCGGGAATTTCTCCTGGTTGATCAGCAAGTTAGACGTCTGGTCGAACGGGTTAACAGACTTACCGGACTTCGCGTCATGCTTGGTACCGAGGATCATCTGGGTCAGGACTTCTGACGCCGATTGAGCCGCGATCACGCCGACGTTCTCACCGATTTCCGGGAGTTTGCCGCGGGAATCCAGACCGTAGCACTTCTGGCACACGCCTTCTTTGGCCTGGCACGTCATGGTGTTACGGACTTTCACGTTTTTGGCACCGTCGTGTTTCAGATCGTTGAAGTAACGCTCATCAATCAGACGGTCGGTACCGGCTTCGTAATGGTACAGCACACGCTTCTTCTGAGAAATCGGCTCAACGACACCATTGTGGGTATGGCAGTCAGTCTCGGTCACCACTTCGTGATACAGGTTAGGCGTGATCGATTTGAACATATCACCAGGTTTCGACGTCGAGAGCTGGGCAGAAACGGTGTTACTACGTCCCCAGTAAGACATGGCTAAGTGCTCCGCCGGCGTCAAGCCTTCAGCGAACGAGTGGGTGATCGCCAGTGGGATTGGCGTACCGTCGATGCGCTTTGACTGAATCGGTGAAGACGTACCCTGCTGCAGCTGACTTGGGTTACCACGGGCACCGGTCTGTGCCATCAATGCCGCCGTCGATTTGCGGGACATCAGGTACTTCAGGTTCTGGTTAGTCAGGATGTCGCCGTACTTGCTGCCGAGCTCGGACAGTTGTTCACGCTTCTCACGTTCTGACAGGCCTTCCTTGTCGTTCACATGGTTGACGGCCGTTTCGTATTCTTTCAGCAATGCCGTACGTTCGTCGGAATCGTTGTAATAGTCGGACAGTGGCGTCGAGTAACCGTGATCGGTTGCAGTGTGGAAGAACAGGTGAGACAGGTCCGAGATCGTGTCCGCTGCTTTATCACCGCCGTGAGTGATCACGTTTGCAATCAGGTCTTTAACGCCGTTCTTGTTTAACACCACGTGTGGGTCAAAGTGTTGCTTTGAAGCTTCAGGGAGCATGCTCTTAACGAGAAGCGCCCCGGGAGTGATAATTTGAGTCATCATGTCACCTTTTCGTTGATCAACTGAACCTATTTTAGGGTATAAGTAATATACAGAACTAAGGAGGATTTATGTTCAGTAAGCTGTTCGTGGTACGACATCGCGCTTTTGCTCGGGAGTATGAACTTCCAATGCAGGGATACATCGATAAGGAGCTTCATCGCATGCAGTATTTCGTCAAAGATATTCTACTCTTTGGCCGCGTCCGGGTCTACTCGAAGACCCTCTTTAAAGAGCACGTCCCTAACTGGGCTTGGATCCAGGAGGGCACGCAAGGCTTCACGGAGTGGAAGTCTGAAGCACCACAGGAACTGTGGGACTTGTGTGTAAGGAAACGCACGACGTAGTACCGAGGAGATTAGGCGAGATGTTTGGCTAATTGAGCCCTCATAGAAGGGCTATCCTGGTATAAGCAAAGTAGTAAGAAATAACCAACTTCTCATACATTCACAGAGGGAGCATACCATGCTCGCAAAAACTATGCTGACCAAAACTATTCAAGTACAAGCTTCACCAATTGATCTGTTACACACCGAGGGTACCACTTGGGTCTCTGTTCGTTCACTGAGCGAATTCTTGGGACTAGACTATGAAGAGCAAATCACCGAGCTGGTGGTTAATACTTCAAAGGCGGCACTACAAGTTAACAAGCACGTGACACCACACGCAAAAGTTATCCAAACTCCTGATGGGAAGAAAGAGCTGTGGATCGCTCTGGACAACCTGTCCCTTTATGCTTCACGAGTAAAACTCAAAGACATGTCCAAATTGGATCGTCAAAGAACCTGTATGACCACATTGCCTAACCTGATGGCCAAGGCGTTTTGATAAAACAAAGGGGAGTCACCTCCCCTTTTTACATTCTGATACGCCAAATGTTCCAACGACGTATCAGAGAAAACCCTTGTGGCACAAGGCTTTAAGGGCAGTTGGTACGTTGATACGTTTGGTACGTCACTCTTGACACCTATTATAGTGTAACTGTTCCCCTATACTATAAACTACTTACTAAGGCTTTTTTAAAGATATATAGAGAGTATCTATACCCACCAGAGAGAGCTATAGAGGGGTGTGACTTTCCACGTACATACCGTATCGGCGTATCAAGCGTCCGGATCGCTTGCTGTGTCACCGATTACATCGGAACGTTTGTCCGCGTAGTAACCCGCAACGTTCCCAGCCGCGTTCCCAGCACGGGACAACAGGTAGGCCGATCCTAAGCTCCCAGCCACCGCGGCAATCGGCGAAGTCCCCGGCTTCAAGAGCAGACGCAGAGACAGTGGCACCGCCATGGCAATCCCAGCTGCTGATCCGATGTTGGAGTACTTCGACTGGCGTTCGCTCATGATGTTGACGTGTGTCAACGCTTCTGGGAGCACGCCAGCTTGATCCGCCGCATTGATCGCTCCGCCGATGATCTTCTTACCGACGGCACCGGCGAGAGAAGACCCCGCCAGAGCGCCCCCAATCATCCCTACGGCCTGCATCTGCATAGACCGGGGCGCTACCATTGCTGCGACACGACGTCCCAACTGAGAGCCTCCCAGGGCGCCTCCGCCTTGCAGAGCATCGACGGCCAGGAATGACATGTCGTCAATCGGTCGGGTCCAGAGTGCCTTCTTCTCATGCGATCGCCCTAGGAGTAACCGGACCTTGGCTTTCAAGTACGCCGAAGCGATCTTGTGCGGCCGCGGGTCGGTCATCGACTTCAGGATAATCTTCGTTTCCGGTTGACGGTAAGCTTCAATGACTTGGCTTTTATCGTCCATTCTTACCTCTCAGTTTTACTGCCCGGCGGTAGATACCTTTGCCGGCTTGACGTGAGCCTTTGAAGGCTGCACGAAGAGCAACGAGTGATCCGAGGGTTACCCCGACGCGGATACCTTGCTCTAAAGAGTCTGTATTTGGGTTCATGGTGATCTCCTCCATTCCGCTTTTATTTTAGGGTATAAGGAAAGTGTACACAAACACATTCATTTTGGAGTAACTATGGAACCAGGTGACATAATCCTTATCGCGGTCATTCTTGCACTGGCAGGATACCTCTGCTGGGTAGCCGGAAAAGACCATCAACGTGTCCGTCGTGTCCGTAAATACTACAAAGACAATAACTTAAAGGGTCCAACGATCCTCAAGTAAAATCAGGGCGGAGGTACCGCCCATGGTCTATATTCTGTACATTAACACCCTTCCCGTGAGTACTGTGAAGTTCAACAAGGAAGTCTACGTCGATGTCGTTCTGCTTTGGAAAACTCTGCGTGTCCGTGAAAACGTGGCACCACTTCCGCTGTACTCGAACATCATCACTTCGGAATCGGATAGAGCGTTCACCCTTGGCCATTACAGCCTGGTGCCGGACGTCATGGCAGCACTGAGAGCCATGCCCGATAATGGACTGGATTACCCGGATCAACGGGACCTGTTCATCGAAGCCTTAGAAGAGGTCTTGCTCCGCTTCTGGTCTTCGCTTCCGGAGTTCACTCCACTCAAACACTAAGGCCCGCTGGGGCCTTTTCCAATTATGAGACATGTGAAGAGCAGTACCATAGGACAGAACATCATGTCCTTTCGTGGTTTACAACTGGTCCGTGAGCGTAAACGTCCTTTCATCACAGTAAGTTCCATTCGCAACTTGGCCAACGTCGGCGGCGAGATAGTCAAGACCGCTTTGAAGTCTGCCAAGATATCCCCGAAGACCGTCCTCATATCCTGGGGTACGCGGGAGTTCCACACCACCTGCATCCGACTGGAGGACCTGCAAACCCTGAACGAAAAACTGGAACACGCTTTACCCGATGCACTGATTACAGAAATACTTAAGGATCACAGGAAAATCGTATGAACTTCTTTGGCAAAGAAATTGATGTAGTTAAGGTAGAAGACCAATTCTACGTAAACATGGAAGGCATACTGGTAGATGAACTTGCCAAAACGTATCAAACTCCCAGCGGCATACCGCTGGATGAACTGCTCCCTTTGATGGCGAGCCTTCGGGAAACTGATTGGGATGGGCTTTATCGTCGTGAGCTCATTAAACATGTGGTTCTGGACCGTACGTTTAACGTTGGGGATATGAGTATTCCTCAGACTGTAGACGTTGAGTTTGACCGCAGGTTCCGCCTCTCGACATACAAAGAGAATGGCCGGATCTGGGTCTGTGCAGTACAGCTCGAGCAAGCAGCTCATGGGATCCACTATGATTTACGGGTGGCGTGCAGCCTGAAGCCATCCTTGAAGAATACCGTGGTGATCCCATTCCGCCCACGCTTAGTGTGGCAGAACGACCGTGAGATGGTGGTGTATTTCATCCCACTGGAGTACGCGGATCGTTACTTCAAATTTCTTCGGACGGACCTCACCGCACTGTACGTCGACAAGCACGCCGATAAGATTCAAGATCGCGTAAACGAAATGTACGAGCAGAACATTAAGTGGTTCTAAAAGAAAAAACCCCAGGTCTCCCTGGGGTTTCTTTTTAGCCGATCTTAATCGGGGTGTTCGACTTGATCTTCCCTTCCTTCAAGGCTGCGAGGGCTTCCTCTTCAGTCTTGAACTCGTGGATCTTCTGCTCCATGTCCGGCTGCGTCAGGTGTACGGAACCGAGGATGGCTTCGTGACCTGGGGCGAACATCGGGTTACCGAATCCGCGGCGGGCGTCGTGCAGGTGGTTGCTCGGCATTAACTTCTCACGAGCTTCCTTCACAGCTTCCGGCGTCATCGGCACGTACATCGACAGGGCGTCGCCGTCGTAGTCCGCGGCGTAGCCTGGCAGGTGCAGGATGTTCAGACCAATCGTCTTCCCTTCGGAAGGAATCGGACGCATCGCCATGATGTTGGTACGCATCAGGGTTGGTGCACGGTTCAGCAGGACCGGTACGGTGTCGACGATGTGGTTGAACGAGTTCATGGCCGCATCATTACGAGACTCGTACGCGTTCTTCGCTTCGGCGAGATCATAACCCTTCTGGCTCAGATCGCGGATGATGTGCATCTTGTACATCTCCCACAGCTGATCCTTTGGAATCTTCGCTTCGTTGAAGCCCACGTCCGGCGCCGCGTAGATGGTACCACGACCAGAGAAGTCCTGTTTTTTAGATAACAGCTTGCTCTGGAAGAAACCGTTCTTCGGACCTTCGTCACCTTTGATCTGCTGGAGCAGACCTTTCAGACCTTTCTGCTTCGCCTGGAAGTCGATTGGTTCACCGCCGGCCATGATAGCCTTGGCGCCTTCATACAGGTCACGACGCAGATCAACCATCCCTTCCATGTCCGGAGAGGTCATGTCCATACCGATCTCTTCGTCCAGACGTTTCATACGGCCGTTCACCAGCATGTGGTGTTTGTACAGCTCGTTCACGTCAGCGAAGGACAGGCGGCTGCCGGAGATTGAGTACGGACGCATCACCGGTGGAATCACTGGCATGTTGTGCAGCACGTACGCTTTCGACGGGTCGCTGAACCCTTGCTTGTCCAGACCGGCCAGGAATTTCATCTTCTTGATCATCTTGTCACGCTTCGCCGTCGATTTCTCATCGGCTACTGCTTGACGGAGATGGGTCAGTTCGTCCTGAACGTGGATGTCGCCGAGCATCGCCTTGATAGCGTGCCCACCCACCAGCGCTTCGCCGTCGTCCGACGCTGCCTTGTTCAGCAGACCGGTAACGTTGATGCGTTTGATGACGGCGTCGTCTTTGTGCGTGTCGACTAAGTCGAACTGGCCATGGCCACGACGAATCACACCGAACTTACCGCTGACGACGTTGTTGAACTGCTCCTGGTTCAGACCGGTCAGGTCACGCACAGGCATTTCCATCACTGGGTTGACGATCGGTTCCATCAACTTGTAATGCGACCAGTTGGTGCCTTCTGGACCACCGGTGACTGCCATGTCGAACAGACCGCCTTTCACCGGTGACACGTTACGGGCCAGGATCATGTCAGGCTTATGGATTTCGCCTGATGAGTTCGCCAGCACTTCACGGTCAGTCATCGGCGACGCGACGAGATTACCATTACGCTCGGACACGTTGATCCCAGAACCACGCAGATAATCGAAGAATTTCTTCGTTGCGAACGTCGTTTTCGGCTGCGGCAGCGGGAGGCCACGCATGAACTTGTCCCAGTAGTCGTGAGTATCCGCATGATCACCACCTTCCGATTTGACTGTTCCGATCTCTTTCAGGTTGGCACGGGCGTTTGAGCCGAGCAGGCCCAGGAACTCCATGTAACCTACAGACTTCGCACCATCGTCACCACCCTTGGTAGGCTGGGCGTTGTTGTCGTAACCGCCAACTGAACGGGCAGAGTAGTTGGCATCCGTCGTCTTGTTCAGCTTCAGGATGTACTGCGGGCCGGTCAGGACGCGGTCGCCGTAGACGTGGCCAGTCTTCGGATCGTACACGGTATCGGTGTCACTCAAGCCTTTCTCTTTCAGCTTGTCCATCATGTTCTTCACGACGTTGCCTTCATCGTACACTTTGGTCTTGTACGGTTGGCCGTCTTTCTGAGCGATCTTGCCCGCTGCAGCTTCAAAGACTTGGCCCAGGTTGATACGTGAAGTCACGGACGCCGGGTTCAGAATCAGGTCGAGTGGCTTGCCGGTAGCCTTGGCATGCGGCATCTCGTCGTCTTCGAGGATGGCTGAAACCACACCTTTGTTACCGTGCAGACCGGTCACCTTGTCGCCGACTTCCAGCTGGCGTTCAGAACGCAGCATGATGCGGATCTTCGAGCCGTCGGTTGAGCAATCGGTAACAACACCGGGCTCATCGTGGTCCCAAATCTCAGCGGCAGAACGGTACGGGTTTACCAGCGTCTTGTGCAGACGGCCCAGGACCATGTCAGTCTCGGTCAGCGTACGGGTCTCGAGGACGGCGTACACCGGATCACCGTAATGCAGCGTCACACCAGGCTTAGCGAAGCCACGGTTGTCCAGCTTGTTCAGCTGATCGGCGGTGAACTTGCCGGCAAACGCAGACTTGTACTTGCCGAGGTCGGCCACTGTTTCCTTACTCATCGAGTATTCGACTTTGTAAGCGTGGTTCGAAGTCAGCTTGGCACACGCAGAGCGGGACACGACGATACCATCTTCGTGGTTGAACCCTTTGTATGGCATGTAGGCCGTTTCCAGGTTTTTACCGATCGCGAACTCACCGTTCTTGGTGTAGTTGTTGTCCGACAGGACCTGTCCGGCTTTGACTTGATCACCGACCTGCAGACCGTGTGCTTCGTCATCGTGAAAACCTTTCATGTTGAACGGGAGGTTCTTCACGAAGTCGACCACGTGCTGTTTGCCTTCTTCAGTCTTGATGGTGATGCTGTTCGGCTCAGCTTTCACGACGGTACCCGCCGCTGGCGCCACGGTCGATACGATCTGACCGATTTGCTTCACGAAGGTCTGGCCGTTGTCCGCCAGGGTTTGCACCAGCGGTGCTTCACGGTGTACCAGTGACAGTGCCTGAGGGATTGCCTTACCGGCCATGGTCAGACGACCGGGGTGGTTGGCGTTCAGGAACGGCACGAGGTTAGTCGTGATGGTGTACATGTCGGTGCCCGACGGGATCCAGTATTCGACTTCGCTGCGAGGCACGCTTTTGAACTCGCCCTTTACCTGGGCTTGAACTTGCGGTTTGCCACTCTTGATGCCGTCTGGGAAACCAACCACTTTGGTCATCAGCTCGTTGGCAGACAGGTAGACCATCTTGCCGGTCTTCGCATCGAGGGCACGGGCATACATGCCGCCTTCCTTGTCACGACGAGCAGAAATGGTGAAACGCTGGTCCAGGCCGGCAGATGATGACTCCGGCGTACGGCTTGGGTCGATGATCCCCAGGTTTGACGGGTGCACGTTACGTGACTCGCTGGTGGCCTGACGCTCAGAGGACATCCCGCCTTCACCTTTGGCGATCAGCGTAACTTTACCGACGTTCTCGATCGACTCGATTGGGTTGGTCTCGTCCGGCGTTGACGACAGCTGAGAACCGATGACGAAATCGGTGTAGATCTTGTTGAACGGCTTCGACGGAATCACTTCACGCAGTGACGGAGCGTCTTCCTTCAAGCGGCTCATGTTGTACTTGATACGGTCAAACGCTTTGCCGACCGTCTGATGCGTCTTGTTCTCTTCGAAGCGACGACCGATGAAGTCCGGCAGGTTCTGCACACGTTTGAACTGCAGTGAGTCACGGTTATCCTCAGGGCGCTTCTTCGAGTACACCTGAACGATGTTGTGCATGGCACGCAGCAGGGTTTCCGGCTCGATGCCACCGAAGGATTTACCCAGGGTCACTTCGGTCGTTTCCTTGTCCAGGGTCATTTCACCCAGACGCTTCTTCAGTGCAACACCCATTTCTTCCGTTGAGACGCTCTTCGATTGCTCACGACGGTCCACCAGACGCTTGTACAGCTGGTTCAGTGCCGTGTCTTCTTTACCCTGCGTCAACTTCAGGTTCGCCTGCCAAACGTCCTGTGGGACAAACTTGGTGATCTCTGACGCACTCAGGCCGAAGCCTTTGGTCAGCAGCGGGGCGATCGGGATGTTCAGCGTCTTGCCGTTGATCTTCGAGAAGTAGATCAGCATGGTCTTAGAATCCAGACCGAGCGAGAACGTTGCACCCTTACCGGTGTTGATGTTGGTCTCGAGCTCGCCGTTGTTGGTGCGGCGGGTGTAGACACCAGGACGCAGCTGCATTAAGTTCGCAACTGAGTAGTTGTTCCCTTTGTACAGCAACGTGTGCTTGTTGGTCACGTGGAAAGTGTCCGCTAAAGCGAAGTTCTGCACACGGTCCACCAGCTTACCGGTCGCACGGTCGTGCAGCAGCAGCGTACCGCGGATTGGGTAGGTCAGCGAGCGTGACTTGAGGATAGCGTCCTTTTCGTCGGCCGTGGTGTATTCTTTCTTGTCCACGTACGGGTCGACAACCGAGAGGGTGTACTTCCCGGTTTCGATTGGGAACTGCTTAACGATCCCGTCCAGCATCGCGTGGTCAGTCGCATCATTGATGGACTTTGGCGATGAGAAAATCGGGATCAAATCACTGGCTGACTTAGGCATGCAGTCGCTTCTCCATATAAATTACCACACAGGTGTAGACGCCGGTGGTGCCTGAGATTGAGTCTTTGCGTTCGATAACAACGACGTCTCCCGACAGGCTGCGGGTCAGCAGCGTTTCCATCGGGATGGTGTCATCATCTTCCCCGCCGATCGTGAAGTGACCGACGCGGTAGACATATTCTTCAGGGTTGAACCCGACGTCTTCTAAAGCCGGGGTCATCCCCGGCATGCTTTGTCCGCTGTTACTGGTTTCCAGCGGGTTGTGCTTGCTCATTTTGCTCTCCTGGTTCTTGGCCGCCCGGGTTAGGCATATCGTTCAGTACGCCCATTACGGTCTGGTACAGAGTTGGATCGGTATGCTGCAGATCCATCAAGATATCACGTTGCTCTTCTGGAGACTTGGCTGCCAGAATCTTCTTCGCGATATTGTACGCTTCGGTGCGGTTATCTGCAAAGCCAGATGAATCTTTATCGCTGCTGAGGCCTTTCGATTTCTGGTACATGGCTTTATCAACCAGGTCCTTGATTTCGATTTCCTTCTCGGCGACGGACACTTGGTCACGACCCATCTTATCGAGCTCTTCGTTGTAGTCCATGCCGAAGGTTTCCAGCAGGGTAGACGCAGAGAGGATCTTCGACTTCCACATATCCAGCATGGTTGCTTTGAGAGCCTCGTTATCCGTAAGTTTAAACGGCACGAGCTTGACGTCGGTGATCTCAATCGACAGGTACTGAGCGATCTTTTCCATAACCCAGTTGATGACTTCGCTGATCTGGCCAACGTAGTTACCCATGGTGTTTTCCAGCAGACGCAGACCGACGGTCGATGACGTCCAGTTGGTGGTACCGGACAGCAGCTCACGGGACACACCCATAGACATCAGCTGTTGTTCTTCAGCGTACTGCAGCTCTTGGGAAACCAGCAGTGAACGACCTTGGCCGCCGAGCTGTTGGTAACCAACCTGCACTGGAGAAATCAGAATGTGGTTTGGATCCGACTTCATCTTACGCATGGTGTTACGCATGTTCTTCGCAAAGCCACGCAGAGACATGGATGCCACCGGGTCGGCCGCTGCAGAAGATTGCTGTGGGAACAGCACACGCAGAGGAACCATGTGTTCAGCCGCCACGGCTTCGTTCGCTTTACGCAGCATCTGCTGGTAGAACACCAGACCGAAGTGGGAGATCAGCGGTGGAATACCCAGGCCATCAACCATGTTGCCCATTGAGATGGATTTCATGTGGTAGATGTTGCTCGGGTCAAACATGTAGTCCTTGTTGTAGCGTACAGCTTCAACCATTGACCACGGCACCGTCGACAGGAACAGAGCGTCACCCATCATGATCTTGCGTTTCACGTCACCCGGGATAGTGTAGTAGAACTCCGACTCGCCGGTTACCGGGTTATGGTTCAGTGAGACGTGCTCTGCTTTCCACTTCACCAGGTTGATACGGTTGATGTCACGGGACTTGGTGTCAACGACCTTGTAAGTCACTTGGTTCGAGCAGTTCGGGCATTCGCCTTGGAATGTCCACTTCTTGAAGACCGCAAAGCCTGAACGCATCGCCGCACGCACTTCGTAGCTCGACTTGCAGTTCGGGCAGTGCAGATGGCGATCGATCGGGAAGTAGATCGACACGTAGACGTTACCCAGCGTGTAGTAGTCAAAGCCAAAGTCACACAGCTTTTCCTTGAACTTCACAGACTTGAAGATCTTCTTGTACGTATCGACCGTCAGCTCTTGATCGGAATCCATGATGAAGTCCGTGATCGGATAAGATGACAGCTTACGAATCACCTCGGTCGTGGTAGGTGACTGAGTCGTGATGTAGCGCGACCACTTGATGATATCGTGGAAGCTTCGTGGGATGAACTGATTCGCCTGCGTGAAGAACGGGCTCGGCAGCTGCCCTACTTCGTAGCTATCAGCCATGCCGCTAGGCGTAGGGTTCAATCCGAACAATCCTGACATATGGTTTTCCTCGTTAATTAGACTAAAGGGATTTTAGCGGATTCCACTATCATAATCCACCATGGTATAAGAAGGGTGTAACGAAACAGGAGAATATTATGGCCGTCTTACAGAAGTACAAACAGTCTAAACGATCTACCGCCGTAACGGTAGGTTTAATTGCAGCGAGTGCATTCACCGT